TCGACCGATGTCGGATTGAATTTCAGAGCCTTATCGACTTGCTTCAGTTCTTTGTCAAGGTTTCTTGTCTCGTTATTGATTTGTCTGAGAGCCTTGTCGAGTTTCGTCGTGTCGCCCCGGAACTCAATCGTTATGCCCTTTATGTTTCCCGCCATATTTGTCCTCTAACCGAAGAACGCATTGATGTCGTTCTGTGATGCCTTACGCTTGATTCCTTGTTTCTCGGCTCGTTTCTGAGCCTTCTCCGCCTTATTCTGCCGTTCGTTGTAGTCGATGACGAAGTCCACTACCTGCCCGAGCTGCATCCTACGGATGTCCGTCATCGTCAGTCCTCGTTCGAGGGCTGCGAGGACGATGTCGTTGAGTGTGACGGCTGAAGATTTCTCAGACTTTTTCCGATTCCCTTCAGCCTCTTCAAGTTTTTTGAGCTCACGAATCCCTTCAGCACCATATCGAATACTGCCGGACCCACTTCGTCGAGAGGGAACGCATCGAACTGACGAACCCATCTCTTCGGCGGCTCGATGCTCTCGTCTGCCGCTTTTGCCATCGCCCAGGTCACATTGATGACGAGGTCAACAAATTCCGCCTGGTACATCGGCATCAGCACATCGAGCGACCTTCCCTGGAGTGCTTCTGCGATGCTCGTTGTTGTCATGTCGCCGCCCTCTGTCGCTTCTGCGATGATGGTCGATACGCCCTCGATCATTGAGCTGAGGAGCGGCATGACCGCTGGGAGGATGTCCTTCCCGAATTGGTCTCTATATTCCATAGTCCACGCTACGTTGTTGTTGAGCCGGACTTCCTGTTTTCCTATCTTGATGATTTTTTCCACGGTTCACCTCCTATGAAAAAAGGGACGGGACCGCAAAGCCCCGCCCCGTCTTGTTATGGTGCGATAGCCGGTGCAGTTGGAGCAGTGAACAGAGTTGCATAACCCGTGTCCGCTGGCTTCAGTACCGCCATTGTTACGCCTGTCGCGTTGTCTCCGGTGCAAGTCACACCCAGAGTCTCCGTTGCCGGCTCTTTGCTATCCTCGATTGTGGCGTATTCTCTGTTGATCATGCCGAGCGAGCAGTTGTAAAGGATGACCCTTCTGCTCTCTGCATCGCCTTCAACCTGAAAAGCAATATACACATTCGGCTTTGTAGCGTTCTTGATCTGTGCGATTCCGCCGTTTGTCAGCGTCCTGTATCCGAGGAACTGAGTCTTAAACTCATCGTCGAACATGGCGACTTCGAGATCGCCTTCGATGGTGCCGCCAGAGTATCCGCTCCAATAAGCGATATTGTCTGCATAGAATGTGTTCTGCTCGCTCTGAGTTTCAGGTGCGAACGAAACAGCACCCGCCTGATGATATGGTGTGCCGAGCGTGACGGCTCCCTGATCATCGACTGTGTATGTACCGACGTGGAGCTCGGAGATACCAAATTCTACTTTGTTAGCCATTGATAAGCCCCTTTCGTGCTAAATGTAGTAGTAAATAACGAAGACGCCTTCATCCTCGATGTAGACGTCCTCGCTCTTGTCGTAGAGATAGCCGGCTCCGAGAAGAGCCTCCTCGATTGCCGACTCGTTTGATTCGTTTTTTGTTGTGAAGTAATACTCGACCTGATAATTATTCTCTTTCCAGTAGTGCGTGTTGTCCGCTTGGAAGGTGTCTTGACCGTTGCCTATGTAAACGATGTACGGAGGCGTCTGTCCCTTCTTAAAATGCGAATAAGCACACGGCAGGCCGGTGCTCTGTAATGTCTGGAATATTGTCATTGTATCTTCCTCATGATGTTATCGAGTAAAAGAGACTCGGCTTCTTTCGCTGCGTCAGCTATCTTGTGGTCTCCATTAACACGCCCGAACTCGCCCTTCTTATTAACGATTCTGTGACCGTTTTCAAGTAGGTGCGTCAGCCCCGGCATTGTCTTGTTATATGTGACATAAGTGTTTTTATCGAGCCGTTTTGAAGTCCATCCCGAAGCATATTCGCCCGTTTTTTTACTCGACGTATTCCTGAGCGTTTGAGCAGTTTCCTTTGCGGTCTGTTTGCTACCCTCTTGCGACGCCTCTTCGCAATTGTCCAAAACATCATCGAGGATTTCTTTCATCTGCACAGAAAACGTCTTACCCATTGATCCGCTCCTCACAAATAAGGCTGACCCCGTCCCTCTGCGCGTTCCAGTCGACGCGGATCACGTTGTACTCGGTGCCCTCAAATTCGAGCACCTTCTGTCCAGCGTAGTCTTCGCGGTTCGACAGGAACAGCGTCAGAGATGGTTTGAGCCCGAGCTGAGCCGCATTGTAGAACTCGCTCTGGTATACACCGCGAGGCTGAACGAATACTTCCGTTTCCGTGATGGAGAGCACTTCGTTTCCGTATCCGTCATATGTCGGCGTTCCATACGCTTTCAATGTAGCAACGCTGTCGTACATTACGCCTCACCCCAATCTGTATAGCCCGTCGCTGTTGACAGCTGAGCCTTCTGCTCGTCATATGACATCTTGAGCCTGTCATAATCCTCAGGAATGCCGAACGACATCTTGCAATATGTGATTATTGCCCTCTGTACGAGTTCGTCTAATTCCTCTGGGAGCACGACGCCCGCGATGCCCATGTCGAGCTTCGCCGCCGCTATCAGATAGGTCAGCTCTGAGTCGTATACGTTTGTCTTTATGCGGAGAGCCATCTTTACCTGATCAAGCATTTTCTTACCTCACACGAATTACTTTGATTTCTTTGCTGTTTTCGCTGGCTTCGCCTCAGCCTTTTCTTTGACCTTGACCGCATTGTTAAAGGCTATAAGCCTCGAGGCCTCTTCATCAGAAACCTCGAGGACTGTACCCTTTGCAAAACGAACAATGGTGTCGTGGGTCAGCTTAACCTTCATTATGCACTGACCTTAGCGAAGAACTTGTTTCCTACAACCTCGATGGCTGCCGGCTGTCTGCCGAGGATGTCAACGAGGTCGAGCTTCATTCTTGTATGATCGTCATACTTGAACTCGATTGCTTCGCCCTTTGGCAGGTTCATCATTACACCGCTCAGGTCTCCGATGATTGGAGCTGTAGCAGCGTCAGAGAACAGGACCTCAAGTCCATCGAATGGATCCACAGCATAATTTGCGGACATCTGCAGTCCTCTGTATGTAGCGTACTGTGCAGGTGTGCAGATGATAACAAGGTCCTCAGCTGCGGAGCTCAGGAGTGCTCTTGCGTTTACGAAGTCTGTGATGGCACCGGCAGCCGAGCCTGTCTTAGCAACAGCTGGGGAATCTGCATCAGCAGTCTGTGGAGCTGCGAGGATCTTAGCGATAACTGCGTTCTCCTCTGCCTTGATGATTCCGCGAGCTACTTCGTCATAGATGTATCTCAGATACTCTTCGCCAGCCATGCTGTCGAGAGCTTCGTCAGAGATCGATACCCACTTCTTGTAGGTCTTTGGAATGAGTGTAACGATTCCGAGTGAGAGTTCTTCCTCTGCCATCGGTGTTGAACTTCCCTCTTCGTGAACTCCTGCAGCAGGTGCGGAAATCTCAAATCCGACCTTTACGTTGCCAGCGGCGTTCATTCTTCTTACTCTGCTCAGGATCGGTGATGCTTCGAGTCTCTTTGCTACGATCTCGCCTACGAATGTAGGAACCGGAACAGAACCAACGAGTGGAGACTCTACGTTGTCGCTCAGAAGTGTTCTGCACTCTTTGTCGTTGCCAGTCTTGACATACTTAGCGAATGCTTCGATGTACTCGTGGCTGTTTCTGATTTCCATATCAGTCATTTTCTTTTCTTCCTTTCGTGTTTCGATTTCCTTGCCGGCACCCTTGGCTACTGCTTCGGCTGCCTTGCGGGATTCTTCAATTTCGAGGTTGAGAGCCTTTGTCCTCTCCTCGATTGCTTCAAGCTCAGCGTTCAGAGCGTCGAGTTTTTCTGCGTCGGCCTCTTCAGTCTCGGTTGCGATAGCCGATTTTCTTTCCTCGAGCTCGTCAAATCCGAGCATCATGATTTCTTCGCGTGTCATAAGTCTTTAAACTCCTTTCAACGCTCTTGCTTTAACTTCTGCCCTTCTCAGCTCCAGCGCCCTTTTCTCTTCCTCAAGTCGCTCCGCCTGAATCCGCTCGATCACTCCGTCGCGCAGGTCGCCAATGCTTCGAGTAACCGCATCCGCCGCTATCGAAGTGCCGTCATTGGCTGGAATCGAAACTGCCGAAACATCAAAAAGTTTGCCCACCTTCGAGATGTGCCTCGTGTAGATCCAGACACCGGCATCGTTCTGCTCGCGATCTTCGCTGTCGCCGGTTACTGTGAACCCGAAGCTCATCCTGTCGGTGTAGCCTCCGGAGATCTCTTCGTACAGTTCGCGTCCGATTTCTGTACCGCCGAGATCTGCCTCTATAAACAAACCCCTCTCGTCCGGCTCGACTCGAAGGGTATTGTTTCTTGTTCTTGCGAACACTCTGCCTTCATGGTTGTACTGCATGATGACATCGCTCATATCTGTCTCATCGAATGCGGTGCGGTCTACTGTCTCCCACAGCTCCCAGCCCTCGCCCGAGTAGAGCAGATACGGCTCATCGAATGTGCTCGCGTATCCTGTGACGACCTTGCGCTCCTCTTCGCCCTCCTGGGCTTCGCGGACCTGCATGGTCATATTTCTGTATTCTCTGTCATTCTTGACCATCGTCTGTGTCCTCCATTTCGGAAACCTTTTCGTTAGCGTCTATGTATTCACCTCTGATGAAGCGGACATCGCCATTTTCGACCTCGCCGTAATTGAACAGCTCACGCGCTTCGTTGATGCTCATAACGCCTCGATCAAGCAGCTGCTGAGCCATCTGCACCTTCTGTGTGGTGCTCATGTACTGAAGCCTGTTGGCGTTCGCCATAACATAAGAGCCCTGGGCGCGTTCTCTCTCGCTGAACAGCATCTTTGTCAGAGCCTCTGAGAACTGGATCGCGAAAGGTTCGATGCATCCATCGAAGAAGCCTTCGAGCTCTTCCGCCTTCGCCTTGTTCTGAAGGACATCCTCATTGACGCCGAAGTAATTGAACACGTTCTCGCGTATCTGCTCCATCTGATCAGCGTCTATCGCGTATGGCTTGACGTCTATCTGCCTGATGTCCTTGTAGGTGTTCGGGAACAACAGGAACCCGCCCGACTCAGACTCACTCGATAGGTTCTCGGCTGTGAAGCGTTCGCGCTCTTTTGCGAGGTCCTCAGGCTTTGCGAAGTTTGCGAGCTGAGCCATGAACCGGAATGTCGCCGCGTTCTTGACGCCCTCCTCGATGCCTTGGTTCTGTATGTGGATGAGCTGCATCGTCTCACGGAGTGCTTTATTGCTGTCCCCGAAGAAGTCATCTTTGTACTGATGCCTCGTCAGGATCGCGCACTTGCGGAACTCTACTGCCGCGTATTGCCCGGAGCTGAACTGATACCGCAGCCACACCTCGTCATCGTATTCGACCAGCGTGCACGATGTCGGCAGCACCGGGTAGACTCCCGTGATGTTCATCCTCGCATCGAACACAGGAACGATAAACGCCGTGTTGTTGACATCGAGGATCGTGCTCACTCGGTAAAGGAACTGTGACCATGTCTGCCATTGGTTCGGCCCGAGTCTCAGCTTCGCCTGAAGGGACGGATTCGCGGATCCATTTACCTCGACCTTGAGTTTCGAGATGTGCCTCGCCCTGGCATCGATTGCCGCCCTGACGATTTCCGACTCATAAACAGCGCCGCCCCAATTTGTGAATATCGGCTGATACGCTGTCAGAGTCTGGAACAGAGAACGAGCCTTTCGAAGTGCCTCGTCGGACTTCGCGGCTTCTGCCGGTCTGAAGATTTTGTCAAATAAGCTCATAGATTAACCCTCATTCTGGAGTTGGTACCCTATCTCCGAGTACCACTTCTGACGGACTGTCATTGCATCTGCGAGAGCAGCGACTCCGTCGATTCGCGCCCTCTGATTTATCTTGACGAGGCGCCCTCTGCCTCGCTCAATGCTCATCTTTACCGCCGCATTTAACAGGTGCGACTTCAGCAGGTCGTTGTCGCCGATGTAGATGGTGCCGTCCTTGATCAGGCCTTCCATCTCTTGGAGCACCGGCCACAGATTATCGCCCTGGTAAACGTCATCACATTGGAAGCCCGCACCTTGCAGGTCCTTGACGAGATACTGTGAACTGTATCGGTCATAACCGACCTTGAGCGGGTAGATCTCGTAGTCGCTGATCAGGCGCGTCATCCACTCATAGACATCGTTGTAGTCGACATAGTTCTCGCCGCTGAGCGACAGGAACCCGCGCTTCACGAATGCCCAATACGGGACGCCATCCTCCGCCACTCTCTGCTCGATGCGTTCCGATGGCATCCAGAAGTGCGCGACCACATTCAGCCTTCCGCCTTTCTCGATAACTGCAACGGCTGCCGTGAGGTCTGTAGTCTGCGACAGGTCGATGCCCGCCACGCAATAACAGCCACGCAAGGCCTCGAGGTCTATCGCTTCGCCGCTAATCGCGTTGATTGCCTGTGACGGCAGCCACGCAAGCGAACTGTTCTGCTTGATGTTGCAGTATTTGCAAAGGAACTCCGCCTTCTTAGACAGAGACCCTTCTGCAATCGCTATCTCTTCGAGCATATAGTCGACCGAGACCGAAACACCGAGGTTCGGATTCGCCTTCCTCAGCTCGTTGATGTCATTCCATTTGTCGATGTCATCTATCATGTAGAGGAACGGGAGCAGCTTCGTCTCTTTCGATTCCCCTAATAAAAAACGAGTCGACCTCTTCATCAACTCGTCAAATATTCCGTCCGAGATGTATCCGGCTGTCGTGCAACTGAGGAGGATCCCCTCAGGTCGCGCACCCATGCCGCTCTTCATGACCTCGTACTGCTTGAGTCCTGCATCACCGGCCCACGCAGCCACCTCGTCGCATATGGCGAGAGATGGATTGAATCCGTCCGACTTCTTGGCTGAGAACGCTATCTTCTTGACCGTGCTGTTAGTACCCGGAATGGATAGATCGGTCTGCCTGTGACGTGCTAGCATCGCATCGTCTTTGATTCGCATCCCTCGCTCGTTGGTCTGAGTGAGATCCTCTTTGAGCTCTTGCCACTCTGGGTCCAGCGTGGTCATCATCCAGATGTCGTTGTATACGAGGTCGGCCTGATCAAGTTTCGGAGCGATGCAGAATACCCTCGCACCGAAGCCGCCTTCCTGTCGATATGTGTAATCCCCTAATGAAGAGGCTATCTTCGTCTTGCCGTTCTTGCGTCCAACGAGAAGGACTATCTCGCGGAACTGCCGATGCCCCTTCGCATCAACGAGCCCATAGACGCAACTGAAGAACGCCTTCTGCCATACCTCAAGCGTGATGTTCGCCGGTGCGAGCGGCCCCTCGGTGTGGAAACAATGCGTTTCTATCCACTCGATGGCTGCGTTCGCCTTCTTCTGGTCGAAGAAATACCGCTTCGCCTCGAGGTCTTTGACGATTTGCTCATATACCAGGGCGATCCAACGGCCTACCGTGTAAGTCCCGTCTTTAATTCCCTGATAATACTTGTAGATCCAATTGTCTCCGGCCATCTTTGCCCCGTCTCCGGTCATCTCATTTCATCTCGTGTGAGAACTGTGTAATTCTAAAGTTCACACGCCGGTCTATGGTGGACGCCCTTTTTCGACTCGACCGGGGGGCTATCTTGTAATGACCTCGCCGTTCGCGCCGAACGAATAACGCCTATCTTTTTTTCTTTTGTCGTGCATCTCTGCATGACACTCGCGGCACAACAGTTGAAGGTTGCCGAAGCTCAGCGACACCTCAGGTCTGTAAATGTTTGAAGGTGTCAGCTCCTCGATGTGGTGCACGATGACGCCGGGCTTATAGATCCCGCGCTTCATGCAGTTCTCACACAGATAATGAGCGCGCTTCATGTACTCATTGCGGCAGTCTTGCCATGCCTTGCTCGAATAGAATTGTCTTGCGAACTGTTTGCTCATATCTATCACCAACGCAAAAGGACGAGCCATGCCCGTCCCTGTGCGTGTATCATCTTGTTAATTAAAGGAGATATGAAACTAAAAAGACTTTAGTGTGCCCGCTGCCGGATTCGCACCGGC